GCTACCAGAACAAGCAATATCGCCGCTACGTGGCGTCTAAGGCTTGCTTTGGTTGCGGCATTGAGGGCTATTCGCAGGCAGCACACCGCAACGGCGGCGGCATGGGCACCAAGCACAGCGACCTAGAGATTTTCCCGCTGTGCGCCACACGCCCGGGGCACATGGGTTGCCACACGCAGTTTGATTTGCTTGTGGATTTGACACGCGATCAGCGGCGCGAACTTGAAGCAATTTACGTCAATCGCATGCAGGACATGGCCCGAGAAGACCGGCGCCCTGAATTCATAGAGGACAAAGCAGCATGAGCGAACAATGGCGGCCTGTTCCGGGCTACGAAGGTCTTTACGCGGTCAGTGACATGGGGCGCGTCAAATCTCTAGAGAAACACACCAGAACCAACGGCCCTGCTCTTCAGCATCGGCCAGAGCGGCTGCTTTCACCGATCACCGATTGGACTGGCTACAACTATCAGAATTTGAGCAAAGACGGGACCGCCAAGAAGATCGCCGTTCACACGCTAGTGCTGCTGGCTTTTGTTGGGCCGCGCCCTGACGGCATGCAATGCTGCCACAACAACGGCGAGCGCAAAGACAACCGGCTTTGCAACTTGCGCTGGGACACCGTGGCAGAAAATGCCGCCGATAGGCACGCGCACGGAACATCGGCGATTGGCGAAAGAAGCGCAAAGGCCAAACTTACCGACGAAATGGTCCGATGGATTTTTGAGTCCAGCCAATCTTCATTGGCAGTCGCGCACGCAATCAACGTGGCGGGCTCAACTGTTAGAGCCGTCCGCCTCGGCCAAAACTGGTCAACGTGGCTTCGCATGGCCCGCGCAGATGGAAGGCCGGAATTTAGGGATGCAGCATGAACTGGCAACCGATTGAGACGCGCCCCAATGATACGCATTCAACATACCTTGTATGCGATGCTACGCGAGGGCTTGTAGCGCCGTGGATAAATGGCGTCATTCACAACAACCCGGGGACGGCGTGGGACTGGCACTACGGCGAATCGATCACGCACTGGATGCCCCTACCGGAGCCGCCTAAGTGAGCCGCTACGTTCTGGCGCACGACCTGGCCCGCCGCCGCGCTGTGGAAGCCGTCGCAAACGCGCCCGCAGGCTGGGTGGTGACGGTGAAGGAACAGACGCGCAGCCTTGACCAGAACGCCAAGTTTCACGCCATGTGCAGCGACATGAACGGCGTCCCGTACTACGGCAAGGCCCGCGATGCAGAGGACTGGAAAACGCTCTTTGTGTCTGGGCACGCCATCGCCACGGGTCGCGCTGCTGAAGTCATCCCAGGGCTTGAAGGCGAATTCATTAATTTGCGCGAGAGTACGGCACGCATGAGCAAGTCTCGCGGGTCCAGCCTGATCGACTACACGGGCGCATACATCGCGCAGCACCAGAAGGACGCGGCATGAGCAACGACAGCGGCTCTCAGCTTGTGCGAGGGGTTAGGGCGCTGGTTGAGAAACGAGAAGGACGACGAATGGCAACGAATGACGAACTGGCCGCGCTGCTGGCAAACAAGCTGGCAGAGATGGACCACATGGACGAGGACGCGCTGTTCTCGCTGCGTTGGAGCGGCGGCACAGAGCCCGAACCGCTGGGCGATGCGTGGAACATGGACTACCTGCCGAAAGGCGAGCAACTGGCCGCCGTGGTGGAGCAACAGGTGCGCACGCTGCGCCTGGCGTTAGCCGGACTGATTGACTTCTGGCACGAGCACGGCCACCACGGCGACCTGCACGAAGCCATGAGCCACGCCGCGCTGGCGCTGACGCCGCTGCGCTGGGACGCCCTGTTTCTGCGCAACCCGTGGCAGCGCGACCCGGCGCAGCCGTGCGACAGGTTCAGCCGCGAACAGATCATGGACGCAATGATTGAAGCCGAAGTGAGCGACGGCGCGTTCAAGACGATGCTGCTGAAGATGGATGAACTGGAAACGCAGGCACGCCAAACGCTGGCGGGCCGCGAGCGCCCTAACGTTGCCGATAAGCGGCACGGCACGGTACTCCGTGACGGGTCCGCTTGATTGGCCTGTTAGGGCGCTGGTGCCGAAGCGTGACCATGTTTGCGTGTTACAAAATAGTCGTTGACGCTGGCGGTTGTCGTGCTACAGTAACCACATCGCAACACGCAACCCGGAGAGATTGATGAAGACCCTGCCACGCATCCCCGAGCCGCCAGCAAAGCTGGGCGCACTGCAATACAGCCTGTGGCTGAGTGTGGCGAACGCCGCCGTCGCGTTTGACCAAGACGACAGCGGAGAGCTTGACCCGCGCCGCGCCTCGACCACGCTAAACGGCTTTGCCCGCCACAACCTCGGTTTAGATGAGCGGCAAATCAAGCGCACTGCCAAGACGCTGGTTGACCGCCGCATTCTCAAAGAGAGCAAGGTTGGATGGTGTCTTGCAGATGAAGAATTTACCCGATTGGAACGCCAGGCCCGCCGCGAGCGCGAGGGGGTTCACGGTGACTGACGACAAGAGCAGAGGGGGGCGCCCCCCGACCCCGCCAGGCCTGCGCCGGGTAAACGTGCCGCTGCGCCTGCCCGAGTGGCTGGTGCAGTGGATGGCAGGACAGCCCGAGACGCCTGCTGAGTTGATCGAAGCCGCACTGCTGAAAGCGCACAAGCTGCGCCCGCCGCGTGCGCCCTAACGTTCAAATTGACTTGGAGCCAACACAATGAGCCACCTACCTGCAGACGCGCACCGCCGCCTAGAAGCCACCGAGCCGTTGGCTCTCAAGTCGAATGAGGGGTTAGGCCCGCTGGTGGATAGCGAGGAAGACCCCGCACGACTGTGGGCTGAGATTCACACGTTGCGCGCTGCACTAGCCGAATCCTGCGAAGAACACAGGGCTGAGATATACGACACCACTACTGGCGGCGGATGCATGCTGCTGCACGATGCTGTGGCCGCAGAGCGCGAGCGGTGCGCGGCCTGGGTTGACGCGCGGCGCGATGCGTTTTGCGAAGAGCACGGCAGCGTTGATCCGGACACGGGGACGCTTGAGTTTGGGCGCGGCGCGCATTCCGAAGCCAAGAGCGAGTACGTGGGAGAGCTTGAAGAGATTGCTGCTGGCCTGCGCGCATTAGGGCCTAACGTTCGAGGTAACCGGCCCATCGGGGCCGCACAGGAGTAGCCATGACAGACAAAGTAGCCGGCCCCGATGGGTCCGAGTTGAGCGAGGGGTTAGGCGCCTGGTGGATAAACGAGACAACCTTGGAGAGCAACATGGACGATGACAAAGAGCCCTACACGCCGACAGATGACGAAGCCGAAGCGATTGACCGCGCCGGCTTGGAGGCTGCATGGCACGAATTGCAGCCGCTGAAGGACGATGACCTGCCAACACCGAAGAAGGTGCTGGCGTGCCTGCGAGCGTTTAAGGCGGCCAGGGCGGCAGCGCGCGGCGCCATGAAGGCCATTGAAGCTGCGCACCCAGAAGCGAGCTACATCAGCCATTTCCCGGAGCCCACCGACATGGTGTGCAGCGCCGTGATGGGCTTGGACTTGGATGGCCCCGACGAAATACACCCGAGTTCTGTGCTGGGCGCGCGTTTATCGGCGCTGTTTCAGGCCGCCAAGGCGCTGGAAGCGATGAGCACTGTGTATTCGGCGTTTGACGATGACGACAGCATCTTCGGCACCTACCTTGCCGATGAAACCACGATGCTGGCCGAGGCTTCAATTCGTGGCGGGCCTGAAGGCGCCTAACGTTCGAGGTAACGCGGACCCAACGGCGCCACGGACGCCGGAGTAACACCACACTGCGGGCCGCCGTTGGGGCTCGCGTTGACCGAGGGGTTAGGCCCCGCGCGAAGGAGCTACGAATGCCGATGTTTGAAGTGAAGCTGACCGCCGTGTGCGTGTGCCTGGTGGAAGCCGACACGCAGTATGAAGCAACCACGCTGGCCTGGGAAAGCGCCGACCCCGGCGACTTTGATTTGGTGGAAGGCACAACGAGCGACGAACTGAAAGACCCCGCGAACATTGACAGCTTGCGTAGGCATGCCGAGCTGGTTCTTGGGGCCTAACGCTTGAGCTAAGGCGCAGACCGGAGGCGAAGCCGTAGGGCTGTCGCCCTTGAGCGAAGTGTTAGCCGGCTTTTTACCGAAGCGAAAGAATGATTCACTACCACGGACTACCGATAACGCCAGCGACGGCAGCGAACAAGGCTGTTGAAGCCGGGCATGCTTTCGTGAGCTACGCGCACGCTGACCAGTTGTGTGTAGCGGTGGAGGTGTGCCAGAGCTTCGCGGTGGACAACGGCGCTTTCAGTGCATGGAAGAAGGGCGAGCCCGTGCAGAACTGGCGTGGCTACTACGAATGGGCCGCCGCCTGCAAGTTGGTGCCGGCCTGTGACTTTGCCGTGGTGCCCGACGTGATAGATGGCGACGAGGCGGCAAACGATGCGCTTCTGGCCGAGTGGCCGTTGCCGCGCTGGTTTGGCGCCCCGGTGTGGCACATGCACGAAAGCCTGGGCCGGCTTGAGCGGCTGGCCGCCGCGTGGCCCCGCGTGTGCATCGGCAGCTCAGGCGAGTTCGCCAGCATTGGAACCGCTGCATGGTGGGGCCAAATTGCCCGCGCTATGCGCGTGGTGTGCAACGACGACGGCCAGCCGCTGGTTAAGTTGCACGGCCTGCGCATGCTGAACCCCGAAGTGTTCACGCGCCTGCCGTTCGCCAGCGCCGACAGCACCAACATCGGCCGGAACATCGGCATTGACCAGACCTGGCGCAGAAACTACATGCCGCCCAACAAAGA